GAGATGCTCAGGAGTCTCGTGGGCTCGGAGATGTGTATAAGAGACAGATCCGGGAAGGAAAAACGTTCAAACTGAAAGAAAAGGCCGGGATCCATATTATCAGCTTGGACACGGACAAGCCGCCGATCATTCAGATAACGGGAGAATTTGGCGCACTTAGTAAAATGTTAAGTTTCGCTATGTCCGTGATGATTGAAAAAGCGGTGGATGATACCGGGGACCGGACAGAGATTGAAAAACATTTCCGAGAGATCACAGAATTAGCGATCATGACATCCAGAATATAAAGAAGGGAGATCAGAACATGGAAAAAATGAATTTGCCGTTGCAGCAGTTTTTAACATTAGTCGGACCGGCGCAGGCGTTGGAGATTATCGAAGAAGACGACACGGAACCGGTATTCACCGGAAAGGCAGCGAAGATCCGGGACCATGAAGAATTGCTGACGCGCGAGGTAAAGCATATTCAGACAGGAACAAAAAGGCGATACGAACAGGGGAAAAAACCGTTTGAACCGATTTTCAAGATCTGGATTTATTAGGACGGCGCCATGATTACGGTAAGAGAATTTTTGAAGACGCTGACCGGGCCGGATCGAATAAAGATCGTAAAAGACAAAGAAATATTATTTGTCGGGTACCGCGCAGACGGAAAAGAGATTCCGCCGGAGTGTCTGGACGCTGAAATGAAATTGTTTCGGTCAGAACCAGAGATCAGACACAGAGAATGGAAAAAGCGCGGCCTTATGCCACCATTGGAGCCGGACCAGACGCCGGATTTCAAGTTTTCAGATCTGGAAATGAAGCTGTATTACAAAATCTGTATTTAGGACGGTAAAAAAATGTTGGAATTAGTACCAATAAGCCTAAAAGAAGCAAATGCTTTTGTGGAAAGATACCACAGACATCATAAACCGGTCACCGGACACAAATTTTCAGTTGCAGCAGCAGAAAACGGAGAAATTGTGGGAGTTGCTATTGTAGGGCGGCCGGTCAGCCGCTATCTTGATGATGGTTGGACGTTAGAAGTCAATCGCTTATGCACAGACGGAACGCGAAACGCCTGCAGTTTTCTTTATGCGGCAGCGTGGCGGGCCACTCGAAATATGGGATATAAAAAGCTAATTACATATATCCTTGATACCGAAAAGGGGACAAGTTTAAAAGCGGCAGGGTGGAAATGTGTCGGAGAAGCTGATGGGAAGCGTTGGACGGGGGTGCGACGGCCGGAAGTGGAACTTTATCCGGCGTAAATGAAATTAAAATTTGAAATCAGTATATGAAAGGAGATCTAACCAATGGCACAGTTAAACAAAGCATTGTTCAGCAGCGCTAAGGAAGATTGGGAAACGCCACAGGACTTCTTCGACGCACTGGATCAGGAATTTCACTTCAATTTAGATCCGTGTGCGGATGATACGAACGCGAAGTGTGCGGAGTATTACACGAAGGAGCAAAACGGACTTTTGAAGGATTGGGGGGGGCGTTCGGTCTTTTGCAATCCACCATACGGCCGCACGTCAACGGGCGAATGGATCAAAAAGTGTTACGAAGAAGCACAGAAGCCGGGAACGGTGGTTGTTGCGCTCATTCCCGCGCGTACTGACACAAGATTTTTTCACGAATACATATACCATAAAGCGGAAATTCGCTTCGTAAAAGGGCGGCTTCACTTCGGCGGGTGCAAAGACGCCGCGCCGTTCCCTTCTATGGTGGTTGTATTCAGAAAGGAAACAGAGAATGAAGACAAGCAGGCAGCAGGAGAACACGCGGCACCAGGAGCCGCAGAAACCGAAGCCACGACGAAGGAAGATTGATCCGAAAACCGGGCTGACAGTATTTGAACCGAACACGGTTTATTTTAGTGACTATCTGTTAAATTATATCGGTGCGAAGTGGTCCGCAATCAAAAACAGCCTTTACGACGCCGGTTATCAGGTAGCAGAAGTGAGCCGGTACCGCGACGAACTTCTGGACGATTTTAAAATTTTATGTCTGGAACATCATTTACACGGCATTGTGTAGGAAGGAGAACGGAGCATGAGCAGCGTTATAAAACGGGATGTATACGGGCTGATCGACAAGGAACTGGACGCGGCGAATAAAAAATTTCCACTTTTCGCCGGGAGCCATGAAGCCTTCGCCGTTATTCTGGAAGAAGCAGAGGAAACCCGCGAAGAAATGGAAAATTTAGAAGCTGTTTTGGGGAACTTCTGGACCGGAGTAAAAGAGAACCACGAACCGGAAGCCCTTCACGAAGAATTGACGGCAATTTACAAGACAAGCATTGATTTAGCCGTGGAAGCGATACAAACGGCAGCTATGGCCCGCAAGGGGATTTTAAGCAGTATTGAACTTCTGTCAATAGATCAGTGTTTAACAGATGAAGAAAGGGGAGTTTTACAGTGACGCGGCGCGACATGGACAGGCAAAGAGAATATAAAGCGGCGTTATTACTGGCCGTATTTGGTGCCGTTCTTGTAACGATCCTTATGATCCTTGTATTCGTGGAGAGTTGGCAGCAGGACGCCGCCCTCCAGACGCAGCAGGAAACAGACGCCACACCGGAGAAGCTGACAATAGAAAACCCGGATCCATGCGATACCGGAAGCATTGTCATATATGCAAACGGCGGCGTTTATTCGTTTTACGGTTCCTTTGATATTGAGAATGACGGGAAGGACGGAAACGAAATCATAATGACGCTTGACGGCTACATGGAAGCAGGCTATCCACACGGAGAACCGGCGGCGCCGGAGATTTACGGACCATAGGAGAAGGAAGCATGGATTTAAAGGGAAATCAGATAATAGCCGTCGATTTTGACGGGACATTGTGCAAGCAGGCGTGGCCGGAAATCGGAGAAGCAAACGAACGCCTGATTTGCCACCTGAAAGAAAGGCAGGCAGAAGGCGCCCGCCTGATTTTGTGGACAAACCGGGAAGGGGATTTACTGGAAGCGGCGGTGGAGTGGTGCAAAGAGTACGGGCTGACCTTCGACACCATAAACGCGAATTTGCCGGAAATGATCGCGCTTTATCATAACGATTGCCGGAAGATCAACGCCGACATTTATATTGATGATAAAGCAGTAAACCCGATACCATACCGGCAGGCCGCCGGGATCGTGAATTTCAATCCATACGAAAACCCGGTAGACAAAGCAGGATTTGAAAGAAGGAGATCGAACCATGAGCATATTTAAAAGGAGAGCCACAACGGAGAATTACAAGGAATTTAGAAGGGTATTCGGCCAGATCCGAAAAATCAGCACACAAGGAACCATGCAGGAAGTAGACATGACGGCCGGTTATCTTTTCGGCGTAGTGGTGGAGAGGGCCGCCGCCGGAAGGCTGACGCGTTCACAGCGGGAAGCGTTATTGGAAATGATCGAAGCAAAGCAGGAAGAACGACGGGGAGAACTGGAAGCGGAAGACGGGGAAGAAGAATATTTCGGAGAATTACCGCCTTATAAAGTGGGATCCTGAACAGTAAAAAAACCGGATTGAAAAGGCGGGGACCTTCTTCAATCCGGTTCATTGGAAATCTAACCTAGAATTATTATAGCAGAAAGGCGGGAAAAGTCAATGTTGAAAACTCACGAAAAGAGCCGTTTTGAAGTAATGAACGGAAATCAGATTGTGAAAACAAGCCGGATCGTGGTTCAGATTGCAGAAGAAAAACTGTATACCAATGGTTCAGGAATGGCGTGTTTTCTTTGCGAAACCGTGGATCCGGCAGATTATGACCGGGAAACGGCAGAGGGGCGGGCACTCGAAGCGCAGAAATGCCTGCAGGACGAAATCGCAAGCCACAAAGAGGAAATGGACGAAGCGGAAGCAAAGATCGCCGCACTGGAAGAAATGTTGGCGCAGGCGCGAGACGAACGGGACAAGGCCAGAGAAGACGCCAGACAGAAAGAAGAAGAAAACACGGCGTTCTATGGCGCACTTGTGGAGTGTGAACGGATCTTCGGCAGCTTGCCGCCGGAAATAGAGCGCCTTTATAAAGATGAAGCGGAAAGGGGCTATAAATAAAATGTATACTTTAGAACAGTTTCGGAAAATTACAGAACATCTTCCCGGAGATTTTGAGATCAGGATCGAAGCGTCTTTCACACCGGAAGGGACAGCCACGGCGCCTTGTTTCGAGATCATCACGTCGCAGCAGTCAAAGCAGATTGTTTTAATGCCGCAGGCGGTCCATGTAAGCGACGGAGAAACCGGCCTGACGGTTCAGCACGAAGAAAGGAAGGGGAAGAAATGAGCCGGTATTGTTCTTTTTGTGGAAGCACAGATCATCCGACGAAACTTTGTCCGAAAACATGGAACGGACAAGCGAACCGGAACCGGCTTCATTGTTCCTATTGCGGAAGTAGTTTACATAATACAGAATATTGCCCGAAGACTTGGGGCGGACCGGGAAACCGGCGCCGCAATCCTGACGGAGAATTTTTAGATTAAACCGGAAGCCCGATTGTGCAAAAAGCGCGATCGGGCCGTTGCGGACTTTCTTCTATATATAAACAAAACCATTTTCCGGCCGCGTAATGGGTATTAACAAACCGACGATCTCTAAATTTTTCTATTTTTCAGGATGTAGATCAGGACCGGGAGAAGGAAGGCGGGGACAGCATGAAGAAAAAGACGTATGACAATTACGATTACGAAGAAGCGTATCAGAAGCAGATCGACACACTGGAAGAATGGGAGTTGGAACGGCTATTGAAGGAAAAGAAGGTGAACAGCCTTTACCGAACCACCACCACGAAAGCAGGAAATCAGGTTGAGATCGACATATACCCTTCATTTGGGAAGAAGGCAGACGTGCCGCGAACCAAACGAAAGCGGGAAAGCAAACCTTCACAAAAGAACTTGAACGATCGGCGGGCGCGCAGATACCTAAATCAATTAACGGCCGCGAATTTTGGATCCGGGGATTTATGGGGGACATTCGGTTATGATGATGAGCATTTACCGGCAGACATAGAGGACGCACAAAGGATCTTCACGAATTTTATTCGCAGGATAAATCGGAAGCGCAAGAAAGAGGGAAAAGAAAATCTGAAATATATCTATGTCACGGAATACAGCGACGATCCGAAGCGGAAGATCCGTTGTCACCACCACATTATTTTTTCCGGGGATTGTGACCGGGACGAAATAGAAAAAATGTGGAAACATGGAACCCGCCCGCAGACAAAGCGGCTTGATCCAGACAGCGACACGCATTTGACGGGGCTTGTCACATACATAACAAAGGATCCGAAGGGGAAGAAGCGTTGGAGCGCGTCAAAGGGATTGAAAAAACCGGAAGTCAGCCGGAGTTATTCAAAATTCGGAAAACGGACCGTTGAGAAAATGGCCGTGGATCGCGATTTTTTGGAAAGGCAGCTAAAAGCGAAATACCCGGATCATAAATTCATTGACGCGGAAGTGAGGATCAATAACATAAATGACGGCTTTTATATATATGCGCGTATGGTGCGCGATTGAAAGGAAGTGAGAACATGAAGAAAATCATAGACGGGAAAATATACGACACGGAAAAAGCGGAAGTGATTTTTTCTTTTCGCCGGAAATATACGGATCCGATTATGTGGCGGAAGGGCCTTGTACACGTTGAATATGTACCCGCACAATATTTGAAAACGCAGAAGGGAACGTTTTTATTTTACTATGAGCGCCGGGAAGATCTGAAAGTGGTTAAGGAAGAAGAAGTAAAGAATGTGATCGAAAAACTGGATCCTGATCGCTTTATGGAACTTTACGGAGAATTAGAAGAAGGGTAGGTATTGAAGATGAACCTTGCAAACAGGAAGCGTTCCGAAACCATGGAACAAATAGCACTTTTTAATTGGGCCAGAGCAAACGAAACATTTATACCGGAATTAAAATTGCTTCATCATGTGCCAAACGAAGGGAAGCGGAGCAACGGGCCAGTGATGAAGGCGGCAGGCTTAAAACCCGGCGTCCCGGATCTTTGCCTTCCGGTTGCCCGCGGGGGTTTTCACGGGCTTTACATCGAAATGAAGTTTGAAGACGGAAAAACCACGAAGAAACAAGAAGAATTTATGTCCATGCTTCGGGAGCAGGGTTATAAAACAGCCGTCGCTTATAGCGCGGAGCAGGCCCGCGAAATCATCCGGCATTATCTTGCCCGCGGAAAAGGTTTCGATCTGGTGAATTGTGAAGAAGCAGTAAAGATCTTCGGATATTGTGAAGGCGTGTCCGTGTCATGGGCGCCGTGTGCCGCTTGTGAATTTTTCGAAGAAAATCAGCAGAAGAAGGGAGAATAAACCATGTTTTTCAAAGCAACAGTTTTGAAGCGGATGTTAAAAGCAGCTTACAAGGGCGCAGGCCTGACCGTAGGACACAGCGCCGCAGGCGAAGACGGGGGGGGAGCCGGAAGGCCTTTATATTTCTTCCGGGTGGTGGGTGATCTGGTTCGTATATGACAAAATCCCGAAGGAAGCGAAGGCGGCGATCATTGAGATATGCGGCGATCTTCCCGATAAAGGGGAAGTATTCAAAGCGATCAAGGATATGGGAAACCAGTATGAAATCGAACAGCGGGAGATCTTCAACCTTCCGGCGGCCTTCAAAGGGTGCAAGACTACGTTCCGAATAACGAAATTATTAGGGCAGCAGGGGGACAAAACGATCCGTTTTCTACAAGAAGAAAACGGCGGGAACCACGTCACCGCAGTTTCGGAAATCTTTATGGACCTGATAGATCCGGGCGCGATCAATTACGACGGCGGCGAATATGAACCATTCGGACCGGTGGCAGCGGACGCAACGGCGCCGTTCATGTACTGGGGAAACAATACTTGCTATCTTATGGCAGGAGTGCGAACCACGGGACAAGGCGACGAAGAAGCGGCGTTCTGGAAGTTTTTAGAGGGAACGGAAATCATTTAAGACACACAGAAAGGGGGCGGGCGCCGTGGCGCATACCATAGACGACGATACAAAGAAGATTGTCAAAGCGATTGTTCACGGCGACAAGAAGCGGCAGAGCCGGAAAAGGAAGGGAAAGCACACGGACTTTGACCGGCGGGCAGAAGAAGCGATCAAGGCCGCAAAGCGGGAACTTCCGCTTGAAGGTATGGACCAGACAGCGCGCGCCCACATCATAGACCGGATTTATCAGAGTTTATTATATAATACGCCGTGGGAAATGTTGGGGGACACATATTGTTGCCGCCGCCTATTTTATGAATACCGTATGGAATTTTGTTATTTGATTGCCGTACACATGGGGATCATTGAGAAGCAGGCAGAGGACAGCGGGGGGGGCAGAAGAAAACGGGTAGCAGGCAGCAGGCCGGAAAGTAGGTCAGAAACCGGCGGTGATATTGGATAGAATGAAAGAAGGTTAGAGCATGGCGAAGGAATGGACAAACGGTTTCTATTTGTCGCAGGCATGGCGCCGGACACGCGACGCCTATTATTCTTTACGGCGCGGCCAGTGTGAACGCTGTATGGCTGAATGTCTGGCAGGCGCAAGAAGGCTAGAAGATGTACAGCCGGGGATCATTGTTCATCACAAGAAGGAACTGACGCCGGAGAATATAAACGATCCACGCGTGGCGTTATCCTTCGACAATTTAGAATTGCTATGCGAGGATCACCACAACAAGCAGCACAAGGCAAAGCCGAAGCGTTATTCCTTCGACGCAGCCGGAAACATTATTGAGAATAAAAGCTATAAATAATTTTTTTCGCACAAAAAAATATTTATTTCCCGCGTACCCACTCCCCCCGGTCTGGAATTTTGGGCCTTCCAAAGAGAACCGAGGGAGTGAGTACAAAAAAACTCTGCAAGTCGCGCGCACATAGAAGGGGGGTTAAAATCCGTGGAGAAAGAAAAAGATAGACCGGAAGTTTTGAACGATAAGAACGTAAAGAAAGAGATTACAAAATTAAAAAAATTATTCAAAGGGATAGAGGACGAAGACCGGAAAACCCTTGTAAATTCAGTGATCGAAGAAGCAGCATTTTTGAAAGTGGCGCTGACGCAGGCGAAAGAAGAACTGAAATCGGAAGGTCTGACCGCGGAAACGAAAAACGCTTCGCAGCGGTTCATAAAAGCCCACCCTTCAACGGCAATTTATGAAAAATATGCGCGGCAATATACGCAAATTATAAATCAGTTGATCGAATATTTACCGCCGAAAGAGAAAAAAGAAGTATCAAAATTAGCGGCGCTTCGGGATGAATAACGCGATAACAAATTATATTTTTCAATACTACGACGCCATAACATCAGGTCGGATCCGGGCGGGCAAGTGGATCAAACTGATATATAAAATTCTGGTAGAGGGGATAAACGGCGGGGAATGGCTCTTTGATTGGAAAAAGGCAAACAAGGCGATCAAGTTTATAGAAAACTTCTGTCACCATTCAGAAGGACGGAACGATCTTCTAAAACTGGAATTGTGGCAGAAAGCGATTGTTTCCGCGATCTTCGGCATACTGGACAAGAAAACCGGGTACCGGCAATTCAGGGAAGTATTTCTGATTGTAGCAAGGAAGAACGGCAAGACGCTTTTCGCAGCCGCGATCATGGCGTACATGGCATATATTGACGGTGAATATGGCGCGAAGCTGTATTGTCTGGCGCCGAAGCTAGAGCAAGCCGATCTTGCCTACGACGCTTTTTATCAGATTGTGCAATCAGATGATGAACTGGCAGAAATAAGCAAAAAACGCCGGTCAGATATTTATATCAAAGACTTTAACACGACGGTGAAAAAGATCGCCTTCAATTCCAAAAAGTCAGACGGATTTAACCCACATTTTGTCTTAAATGATGAAATGGAAGCATGGCCGGGAGATCAGGGCTTGAAGCAGTACGAAGTTATGACTTCCGCGATTGGAGCAAGAAAACAGCCGCTTATATTATCTACATCCACGGCCGGTTATGAGAACGACGGAATTTTTGACGAACTTATGAAACGTTCAACGGCGTTTTTGAAGGGCAGGGGGACAGAGCAGACCGAAAAGCGGTTGTTGCCGTTCCTTTACATCATTGACGACGTGGAGAAGTGGGACACCCGCGAAGAATTGGAGAAGTCAAACCCGAACTTAGGCGTTTCCGTTTCGTGGGAATATTACGAAGAAAAGATCGTGGTTGCCAGAAAGTCACTTGCGGCAAAAGCGGAGTTTCTCACAAAGTTTTGTAATATCAAACAAAATTCTTCGATCGCATGGCTTGACTATATCGACGTTGAGAGGGCAGCAGGCCAGAAATACACCCTTGAAGACTTCCGGGGTTGTTATTGCGTAGCGGGGATCGATCTTTCCCGCACAACAGACCTAACGGCGGCGACGCTGATTATTGAGCGTGACGGAAAAAATTATGTTATCACACAATTTTTCATGCCGCGGGAACGTTTCAAAGTGGCAATCAATGAAGAAAACGTACCCTACAATATTTTTGAACAGCAAGGCTTCTTGACGTTATCCGGGGATCATCAGGTGGACTACAAAGACGTTTACAAATGGTTCATAGACCTTGTGAAGAAATACAAGATCAAGCCGCTAAAAGTAGGATATGACAGATATTGCGCCGGGTATTTGGTTCAGGAAATGAAGGAAGCGGGCTTCCACATGGACGACGTATATCAGGGAACAAACCTGACGCCGGTATTACATACATTTGAAGGGGATCTGAAAGACGGTAACTATTGTTTAGGCGAAAACAATTTGCTTCGATCCCACCTTCTGAATGTGGCCGTTGATATAAATATCAATGATAGCCGTATGAAGCCGGTAAAACTAGAAAGACGGGCGCATATAGACGGCGCCGTTTCAATCTTCGACGCGCTGGCCGTCAAGATGAAATACCACAAAGAGATCGGCCGGCAATTACAGAACAAAGCAGCCTAAAAAGAGGGCTTCGGCCTTCTTTTTTGCGTTCAAAAAGTAGGTCAGAATTTAACGTACTTTTTTTGTACGATTGAAGCATGGAAATTTGACCGGCTACCATACGCAGAAGAAAAGGGGGTGAGAGCGACGGGAATTATCAAAGATTTTCTGAATTTCAGGCGTATTAAATACAGCCCCGTTTTTGCAATCCGTGGCGAGTATTCAGCGGGCAGCGGCATGGACGACAGCGACATCATAGGCTCCATTGAAAATTGTATTTCCGTAAACGTGGCGAAGCTGACGCCGCAGATCGTCAGAAAAGACAGCCGCGGCATGACGATCAAAGACGATTATCTGGCCCGCCTTCTTTCCTTGCGGTGGACGCCGGAACTTTCCGCGTATGACGCACTTTATAAAATCGCGGCGACGCTGATTAGAAAGTCAAATTCCTTTTCAGCGATCCTCTATACCGACGATTTTTCGCGGATAAAAGCGATCGTTCCGTTGACGGTTCGGGACTATCGGATCTATGAGGACGACGCGGGAAACATTTTGTTTCGCTTTACTTGGGACTATGACGGGAAGGCGTACACGCTGCCGTATCAGAATGTGATCCACATCAAGGCCCGGTTTAACAAAAAAAGGTTTATCGGAACGCCGCCGGATCAGACTGTGAAGACAACACTTGAATTACTGGACGCAACGGGGCAGGCCCTTAAAAATACCGTGAAAAACTCGGCAAATTTGAAAGGCTATCTGAAATACAACAACTTCATTGATGAAGATGAACTGAAAGAGAAGGTGAAGGAGTTTCAGGCGGCCTACATGAGCGCGGAGAATGACGGCGGCATGGCGGGGATCGACAATTCAATGGAGTTTCACGAAATCAATCAGCGGACGCCGAACATACCAACGCTTCAAAGCCAGTATTTACGCGATAACCTTTATCGGTATTACGGAGTAAATGAAGCGATCCTGATGTCAAAATTCACAGAAGGCGAGTGGAACGCCTTTTACGAAAGCGTAATTGAACCGATCGCCCTGCAGTTGTCGCTTGAATTTACCTTCAAAGTGCTATCCGAAAGGGAAAGGGGCTTCGGGAATAAAATCATCTTCACATCAAACCGACTTCAATATGCGACGCTGCAAACACGGGCGTCAATCGGATCCGTTCTGTATGACCGCGGGATCATTACAATCAATGAATACCGCGAATTATTGTACTATGAACCGATCGAAGACGGCGACGTAAGAATGGTAAGCTTGAACTATGTAAAAGCAGACGATCAGAGCCTATACCAGACAGGGCAGCAGAGCGAAGGCAGCGGAGCGGGACCGCCGCAGGGAGACGCGGAGGGGCAGCAGGCCGCCGCGATCCAGATCATGAAAATGTTTATCCCGGCAACTTTGAAAGGTGGTGAGAAGCAGGAATGGAGATAATCAAAGGATTTACAATCAAAAACCAGACGGCGACAAGCGCAGATCTGTATTTCTACGGTGATATTGTTTCCGACTGGTGGGGAGCATGGCAGAACGAAGACCAGTACCCGGACGCGATCAAGAATTTTCTTTCCGAAGCGGAAGGAAAAGACCTGAATATTTATATCAATTCGGGAGGGGGATCCGTTTTTGCCGGGATCGCTATTTACAACATGATCCGCAGACACGCCGCAAAGAACACAGTCAAAGTGTATGTGGACGGCTTGGCCGGTTCGATCGCTTCTGTCTTGGCCTTCGCAGGAAGTGAGCCGCCCGAAATTCCTTCCAACGCCTTTTTGATGATCCATAATCCGTGGGCGGTATGTGAAGGAAATTCAACAGACCTTCGGAAAATGGCCGACGATCTGGACCAGATCAGAAGCGGCATTTTGAACATATACGGCGAACATTTAAAAGAGGGCGTGACGCTTGAACAGATCGGCGCCCTTATGGACGCGGAAACATGGATCAACGGGGAGCAGGCCGCGCAGTATTTCAACGTTCAGACCACAGAAGCGAAGGAGTACGCGGCAGCAGTTGGGGACTATCTGGAAAAGGCCCGCTGTAAGATCCCGGACGCCTTAAAAAAGGCAAAACCAGCACCGGCAGCAGGGCAGCAGGCAGAGGACCGGGCGGCGGCAGAGAAGCGAAACGAGATAAAAAAACTCACAATCAACGCATTTATGAAAGGAGAATGAAAACATGAAGTATGAAGATCTGGTAAAAATGGGCGTTGTCGAACTGAAAGACCGCCTGAAAGACTTAAACAAGCAGGCGCAGACCGCGAAGGGCGAAGCCTTAGACGCGCTTCTGGATGAAGCGAAGGAGATCGACGGCATTTTGGACGACATCAAAAAGCGCGAGAAACTGGCAGACGCGGCGGCGGCAGCTTCCGGGAAGGAGCCGGACGGCGGCGAAGTGCAGGAGGAACCCAAAGACAAGGTAAGAGAGGAACGCGGCCAGAATTTAAAGAACGGGAAGACCGTCAAATTTTCCGCAAAGACGGCGATCGGCGCAAAGAACGCGCTTTCCGTTACGCAGACCGTCACGCCGCAGCACAGCGCCGCAGATGTAAGAGAAACCTTCAATGATGTTTCTTCCCTTGTGGACCGCGTGAAGGTGGTTCCGCTTGCAGGTGGCGAAACATACCAGAGAGGGTATGTAAAATCTTATGGGGACGGCGCGGGAGCGACGGAAGAAGGCGCAGACTACAACCCGACGGAACCGGTTTTCGGGTATGTGACGATCGAGAAAGAGAAGATCACCGCCTACACAGAGGAACCCGAAGAAATGGTGAAACTTCCAAATGCTGACTATGACGGAGTTGTGGAAGGATCGGTTTCTAAAGCGATCCGCCGCTACATGGGCCGCCAGATCCTGATCGGTGACGGAGCAACGGGGAAATTTAAAGGTATTTTCCACAATCCCACCAAAGCCGAAGATCAGGTGATCGATCCGGCAACGGATATTGAATTGACAGCGATCGACAACAAGACACTGGATGAAATCATTTATTCCTACGGCGGCGAAGAAGACGTGGAAGACATGGCCGTTTTGATCCTGAACAAAAAGGACCTGAAAGCCTTCGCGACGCTTCGGGACAAGCAGGATCGCAAGGTTTACACCATTGTGAACCACGGAAACACCGGCACGATCGACGGCGTACCGTTCGTTATCAACAGCGCGTGCAAGGCAATTTCTGACACGGCAACGGCGGCGGGGGCCTACATTATGGCATACGGTCCGTTGGAAAATTACGAAATGGCGATTTTTTCCGACATTGACGCCAGAAAATCCACAGACTACAAGTTTAAGCAGGGACAGATCGCATACCGTGCGGACATTTTCGCGGGTGGAGCCGTAGCAGCATACAACGGCTTCATTCGGGCGAAGAAGGCTTCCGCGTAAGTAGCAGCAGAAAGGACGGCTTCACATGACGATTGATGAATTGAAGGCCGCCGCAAAAATCCGGGCGCGGAAAATGTCAACGGACGCATTGGACGAAGACGTTTTCCGCTATATGGATTTTGCGATCGCGGATTTAAGGCGAATAGGGGTAGCGGAAGAATACCTGACAAGCCCCAAAGATCCTTTGATTGTTGAAGCCGTCTTAACCTACGTCAAGGCAAATTACAGCATGGACAGCAATCACGAACGGTTGATGAACAACTATAACATGATCTTGACGAAGATAAAAGGCGGTGACTACAAATCGAAGCAGTAGTAAAGCTGATTGATCCGGGGGAAACACGGGAAGAAGACGTGGAAACGCCGGTTTTTGCAAAAGTGAACCCGATCGGCCGGGATGAATACGCGACAGCGGGAGAAAAAGGCATGAAAGCCCGCTATATGTTTGAAGTGTACGCGAACGAATACAGCGATCAAAGCGTGGTGAACTTCGGAGAAGAACGCCTGACCGTTTACCGGACTTATGGACCGAAGGACGACGACAAGATCGAAGTATACGCCGCACAGAGAGTGGGGAACCGATAATGGGATTGAGTGTTGATAAACTGGCGGCAGAACTGGCGCAGGGGCTTAGTGAATATTCACAGAGCATAGCCGACGAAATAAAGAAGGCAGCCGATGAAGCGGCAAGCGCGGCCGTTAGGGAATTAAAAAACACAAGCCCGGCTCAAACAGGATCTTATGCGAAAGGGTGGACAAAAAAGAACGCCTATGAAGACCGAAGATCCAAACGAAACACAGTTTATAACAAAACCGATTATCAGTTGACGCACCTTCTGGAAAAAGGACACGCAAGCAGGAACGGCGGCAGAGTGGCGGCGCGGGTACATATTCAGCCGGTAGAAGAAAAAGTGGTGGCAGATTTTGAAGAAAGGGTAAAGGGGGCGATCGAAGGGTGACGACGTTTGAACAGATTTTGGAGCGGGCGGCAGGCTTGGGGCTTCCTTTTGCACACATGCAATTTATTCCGACGAATAAAAATCCGGTACCAGATCCGCCGTTTCTTGTCTGGTTGGCAGATGAACAGCAGCGCGGCGACGATAGCAGAAACCGGATCCGGCAGATTGACGGATCGTTAGAACTGTATACAGAAAAACGGGCGGATCCGGCCCTTGAAAAGCGGATCGAAGACGAAGTGTTGTTCGACGTGGAGTTTCGCAAATTTCAGGCGCAGATCCCAAACGAAGACACGATACAAACGGCGTATGACTTTACAATCACACAGAAAAAATGAAAGGAGATCAGAGCATGGAAAGAATTATCCTTGGAAGTGCTGACGTTTATATTCAGGCGTTCGACGGAAAGACGGTTCCCGCGACGTCGGATATTTGCGTTAAAGACAACTTAATGGCCTACATTTCCGGCGGCGCGTCCGTAGAATACAAGCCGTCTTTCTACACGGCAAAGGATGATACCGGAAACAAGAGAAAGACAATCATTACCGAAGAAGAAGTAACCCTGAAAACGGGGATCATGACCTTCGACGGAAAAAAATTCGATTATCTTTGCGACACCGCCCGCGTGACGGAAGACAAGGCGAAGAAGCGCCGGATAGTGAAGATCGGCGGCCTGAATAACCGGAAGGGAAGCCGCTATGTTATTTGTCTTCACCACAAAGATCCGGTGGACGGCGATATTTGGACAATGATCGTAGGAAATAATCAGGCGGGCTTCTCTATTTCCTTTGAGAAGGACAAAGAAACCGTAATTGATGAAGAAATTACAGCGCTTCCTATGGACGACGAAGGAACACTTTTACTGTATGAAGAAGAAATGACAGACGAAGAAGCGGCGGCAAGCAACGGCACCGCATAACATCAGGAATTACAACGGCAGGGCGGCGCTTTGCCGTTGTTTCGCAGAAAGGAGAATTTAAACTATGGCAAATATGGCGTTTGATTTTAACAAGGTGAAACGGTCCTTTATGACGGCGACGTTAAAGGACGGTCGGAAATTGGTTGTTAAAATGCCTATGAAGAAAACCTTTGAAAAAATGTCGGCGCTGCAGGAAGTGGATGTGGACAACATGAGCGTTGACGACGCTATGGACACGTTGGGCGGCCTTTGCGCGGAAATTCTTTCACATAACATGAGTGGGGAGCGAGTAACGGCGCAGGAAATCACGGACAACTACGACACAGAAGAAATGGAAGCATTGATCGACGCCTATATGGAATTTGCGGGCGGCGTACAGAAGAACCCAAACTAAAGGTCCCCTTCTATCCGGGGCAGGATAGTGAAGGGGTTTATTATAAAACCCAAACCCGCGGGGAAAAACTGGTGATTGATTACACCGGCTTGAACTTGTGGGAAGTGCAGGAACTGGACCTTGATCTATACCTTTTCTTCATGCGCGAAGCGTTTATACACGAAATGAACCAGACGGAGCAGGGGAGAGAATACCTTGAAAATTGTTGGCGCATTTCACAAACAGAACCGGACCGAAAGGCCATTCGCGAGAAGTTTAAACGAAGGGGCGGTGAATAGCGGGTGGCAGCAAGCACAATCAAAGGGATCACGATTGAGATCGGCGGCGATACGACGAAATTAGACAAGGCGCTGACCGGTGTAAACAAAGAGGCCCGCGACATCCAGAAAGAATTAAAGGAAGTCGAAAAGGCCCTGAAATTGGATCCGAAAAATACGGAATTACTGGCGCAGAAGCAGACACTTCTGAAAGAAGCGGTGGAAGCTACGTCGCAAAAACTGGACGTTTTAAAAGAAGCAGAAGCACAGGTACAAAAGCAGTTTAAGAACGGCGAAATTTCAGAAGAACAATACCGAGCATTGCAGCGGGAAATTGTCAAAACCGAAGCAGAACTGAAAAACTTAAAAGAAGCGGCAGAGAAGGGAAACTCCACACTTAAAAAGGTAGGGGAGATCACCGGCAAGATCGGGGAAAAGTCAACGGCGCTTGGAAAGAAACTTCTTCCGGTGACGGGGGCTATTACCGGGTTAGGCGCCGCCAGTATTGCAGCATTTAATGAACTTGATACCGGATATGATACGATCATCACCAAAACCGGCGCTTCCGGGGAAGCACTGGAAGGCTTACAAGAAAGCATGGACAACGTGTTTTCTTCCCTTCCGATCGAAGCGGAAGAAGCAGGGATCGCGATCGGTGAAGTCAATACACGTTTCGGAGAGACGGGAAAAACATTAGAAGATCTGTCAACAAAGTTTATTCAGTTTGCGAATATCAACGGGACAGATTTAAACGGAGCGATCGACAGCGTGGACGCCATTATGACGAAATTCGGCGTTGACGCTTCACAGACGGGAAATGTTCTTGGCCTTCTGACGAAGGCGGGACAGGACACGGGAATTTCTATGGACACGCTTCAAAATTCCCTCCAGACGAACGGCGCCACACTAAAGGAAATGGGCCTTGATCTGACTTCTTCCGTGAATTTACTTGCACAGTTTGAAGCAAACGGCGTTGACGCAACAACAGCGCTTGCCGGATTGAAAAAAGCACAGCAGAACGCGACGGCAGAGGGGAAAACCCTTGAAGAAGCATTGGGCGAAACCATAGAGAGCATAAAGAACGCAGGGAGCGAAACAGAAGCCCTGCAGATAGCAACGGAACTTTTCGGAAAAAAAGGCGCCGCGGAAATGACGCAGGCGATCCGAGAAGGCCGTTTGTCTGTGGATGATCTGGCCGGTTCGTTGGAAGATTACGGAAATGTTGTCGAAGACACATTCAACGCAACACTGGATCCGCCGGATCAAGCAAAAGTAGCGCTGAACAATTTAAAAGTAGCAGGCGCAGAACTTGGAAACACGTTAATGTCTTCACTTGCGCCGGTTTTGGAACGTGTCGTGGAGAAGGTAAAGACATTCACAACATGGTTTAAAAACCTGAATGACAAGCAGCAGGAAACGATCATAAAGGTTGCGGCGGTAGTTGCGGCAATCGGACCGGCCTTGATTATATTCGGAAAAGTGGCTACGGGAATTTCAAAAATTATTTCCGTGGCGACAAAGATCGGACCGGTTATAAAAGCAGCAAAGGCAGCGTTTACCGCGTTTCATGCGGTACTGGCAGCAAACCCGATCATTTTGATTGTGACAGCCATTACGGGGCTGATTGCGATCCTTGTCACTCTATATAATAAATGTGATTGGTTCCGGGAAGCTGTGGACAAAATTTTTTCAGCGATAAAGACGGCATTTTTCGCAGCCTTTGACGCAATCAAAGAATTTTTCACGGTGACGCTTCCGGGAGCGATTGGCGCGGCCGTGGAGTTTTTCGCGGGGTTGTGGGATAGCATAGTTGAAATTTTTATCGGCGTCGGTCAGTGGTTTTCCGATCGGTTCAATGAAGCATATACAGCCGTGACCGGTATTTTTTCCGGGATCGGTCAATGGTTTTCCGATCGTTGGACGGACATAAAAACGGCGCTTTCAACGGTGGCGACGTGGTTCTTGACAATGTTCCAGAACGCCTACACGAACGTGAAGAACGTCTTTTCGGCGATCGGCCAGTGGTTCGGCGCCCGTTGGACGGACATAAAAACGGCACTTGCGACGGTGGCGACGTGGTTCTTGACAATGTTCCAGAACGCCTACACGAACGTGAAGAACGTCTTTTCGGCGATCGGCCAGTGGTTCGGCGCCCGTTGGACGGACATAAAAACGGCACTTGCGACGGTGGCGACGTGGTTCTTGACAATGTTCCAGAACGCCTACACAAACGTGAAGAATGTTTTTGCGGCGATCGGTCAGTGGTTTTCGGCACGTTGGACGGATATAAAAAACGTATTTTCGGCAGTGGGAACATGGTTCCAAACGAAATTCAATGAAGCGTACACAAACATAAAGAACGTGTTTTCAAATATAGGTACATTTTTTTCTGGAATATGGTCGAGTATAAAGGGCGTATTTACGAATGTAGGAACTAATATAGGAAACGCGATCGGCGGCGCCTTCAAAACTGCGATAAACAGCGCGATCGCAACAGTAGAGAACGCAATAAACGGCGCGATCGGACTTATAAACGGCGCGATTGACGTTATCAATAAACTTCCGGGCGTAAGCGTGGGCCATGTGGGAACCGTATCACTTCCACGTCTGGCAAAAGGCGGTATTTTGAAGAACGGTCAAGCGATCATGGCAGAAGCGGGGCCGGAGTTGATCCAAATGGTGAACGGTGAAGCGATTGTGACGCCATTAACCAGAAGCGCGAAAAATACCGCGCTTGACGCGGCCACGGGGCAGCAGGCGCGAAGTTTTGTCCAGAACGTGAACATTACAAGCCCGAAGGAACTTTCCCCGTATGAGACGGCCAGACAGACCAGAAACGCGACGCGGCAAATAGTATTACAGATACAAGGGGGCGTTTAAGCATGAAAAGAATTATATGCAGAAACGAAGACGGGGTACAAGTAGAATTTAACTATAACTTTGAACCCTTCTTCCTTGTGTCGGTGGACGGGATCTATACCGTTTCAAATAATGTTGTCACGTCGGAAAATACAATGGTTGACGGTTCCACCTATCAGGGAAGCACCACGAAGCAGCGGAACATTGTAATTACGGCGCAAATGGAAAGTGATTATCAAAAAAATAGGGACTTGCTTTATAAGTGTTTCAAGCCGAAGTCGACAGGACTTTTTACCTATATGGAAAATGAAGAAGTACGGGTGATTGACTATAAGGTGGAAGACATAGACATTGACGAAAAAGGGATCGTAAGGAATTTTACAATTTCCCTTCTTTGCCCGGATCCATTCTTCCGGGACTTGGAAGATCTATCCGTATCAATGGCAAGTTGGACGGGGCTTTTTGAGTGGCCGCATGAGTTTTTAGAGGAAAAGGAGCCGTTTGCAGAGCGTACTGCGGAAGTGTTAAAGGAGATTGAGAACGACAGCGCCGCGGACAATATCGGTATTACCGTAACACTGGAAGCGGAAGGACCGGTGATAAATCCGGCCGTATATCACGCGGAAAGCGGGGAGTTTATCAAAATCGGGACCGAAGAACGGCCGTTTTCTGTAAATGCCGGTGACGTGGTAATTATTACAACGGAAACCAACAACAAAGCCGTGTATCTGGTGCGCGACGGCGTAAAAACAGAAGTCAACGAATATCTGGACGAAGACAGCGATTTTATACAGTTGCAGCATGGAACGAACACGATCCGTTACGCAGCAGACGCCGGGGAAGACTACATGAACGTTACAATTTCCTATCGGTTCCGTTATTTGGGGGTGTGATATGGAAGCGCGGATTTATGACAGAAATTTAAATTTTAAAGGCATTATAGAAAATCATACGTCCTTAATATGGGATAGAAAGTATTATGAGCCGGGGAACTTTGAAATTCACGCGCCGATCACGGATCGCAATCTGGCATTACTGGCAAAGGGGAACATCATTTCAAAGCGGGGTAGCGAAGAAGCTGGAGTGATTGAGGATATAGAGAACGAAGAAAGCGACATTAAAAACGAGATTACCGCGAAGGGTCGTTTTCTTTCTTCCTACATGGATCGGCGCCTGATAAAATCAACGGTCAATTTTTCCGGGAAAGTAGAAGTTGCCATGCGGCAGCTTTTGACCGGGGCCACGGCGATCCCGCTTGTGGAACTTGGAACCCTAAACGGTTTCACCGAAACGGTGGAGTTTCAGGCTACCATGAAAAATCTAATGTCCTACGAAACAAAATTAGCGAAGTCGGCCGCGATCGGTTATCGGTTCCGGCCGGACTTCCGGCAAAAGAAGATTTTGTTTGAAACATACAAAGGAAC